GGCTGCGCTGCAACCAAGTGTAATTGTGCCTGACGGAATACAACTTGATTGCTGGTGAGTTGAGGTAGAACTTCAGGAAGGGCATGCCCTACTGGAGATTCCACTCCTACTACTTGCAATAAGGTACGCATGGATTACTTAGTCCAGATTGTTTCGGCTTCTACTGCGCCTACTGTAAATGGCTTTGGTCCCTTAGCAGGATCAAACCAACCTACATAAGCTTTGCCAGCCTTGGAAGTACCCTTCTTCTTTGCATACTTACCACGACCATCTGGTAACTCTGGTGCATCTGGATGTCCATATGTCCATTCATTGCCGTACTTATCTTTGACAACCTCAATAGAGGTTGGTCCAGAACTAACCACTGTTGGATTTAATCCAGCATTGGTTAATGCTTGTACGGTTTTATCCATTGATGTCATACCGCCACGACCACCTAATGCAGTCTGTAGTTCGGTTGCTGCTTTGATTGCCTCAATAGCAGCCAGCATGTTGGTAGCAAACTCTTCAGCACTATCACCTCGAACGGTGAATAGGTCTGTACTGTTTAGCTTACCTGTGTATGAGAACTTAGATTCAGTCATCTAGTTCGTCCTTTCTTTCCCTTTGTTGTTGGTATTTGCAGTGGGAAATCTTTACTGCCCATCGCTGGGCATTTATCTTGGAACGAACACATACGGCATGAATCACCTACGGATGGTGGAAACCATCCGTTCAATACCGAATGGTTCATTGCACCAAATACATAATCGAAATAATCTATTGTTAGGTGCGACAGATCTATAAGATCGTCAAGCGTACCTTGTCTAGTCATAAAGAATGCACCCCACTTAGGGCGTACACCTAAAGCTTTCTCAATACCAGATGCATACAAGCCTGCTTGTATCATGCCAAATGGTGTCCTAGAACCTGTCTTGTAATCAACGATTACCAAGTCTTCCCCCACTTGGTAGATCGCATCCACAATAAAGCGAACTGGTGTTCCCCCGAAGTGAACATCAGCAGCCCATTCGATTCCAGGACGACCATCGGGCATCGTAGCAATTTTCCAACCAGATGACTCATACCATTTCTGATACGCCTCAACCTGCTTGAGTCCATCACTTTGCCAGAATGATAGATCTTCTCCGTCTGGACGCAAGGTGGTCTTACGTCCAGCCGTCTTCCACTCTATCGAGGGAATACCAGATTTCTCTTCGACTTCCTTGACGGCATCATTAAATACCTCAAGCCACTTCTGTGTCAAATCAATAGAGGTCATCATCACCCTCTTTGTAATCAGGATTATCCACAGGGGTAGGTGCTGTCATAGGCGAACCGCAGTTCGCACAGAAGGAATCAAGAAACCACATGACCAATTCATAGTTAGAAAAGATGGCACGGATGACCTGTATATTTGAGCCACAGTTGATACACTCATTACTTGGTATACCACGTTGATCAATTGTCAAGTTGCTTCTTGTAAAGCTCATGGTTCAACCACTCCAACATGGAGTGAACCGCAGAGCCAGCAGCAAGATATACTGCAGGCTTCTCTGGAACCATAGCCACTTTGCTTAGATAGTATTTTTGTGGACAGGATTGCCAAGTAGATAACTGGCTATAAGATCTATGAGGGGGAAGTTCGTTCATACCAGTATAATAATCTAACCAGTGGGAATTATTTGGTAACGACACACCTGTAATTTTTACCAGTAATCTGATAAGGTTGAAGGGTGGTGGGTGGGAAAGGCTCGCCTCGATGGCGAGCCGTGAAAGATATATGGAAGAGTTTATTAAACGAATAGAAGATGCGAAGACGCATCTTCCTGATGACCACAAAGATAAAGAGTGGATGGATGGATTCAATCAGGGATTAGATTGGGCAATAAGAATTTTAAAGAAAGATAAGTCTGCTTATTAAATAAAAAAAGAGGGGGATCAATTAAGATCCCCCTCTCTTCTCGCCCTACCATTCTGGTGGAGCAACTGCGAGCGCATCCAGCGTGGCTATATTGATGCACCCGACTGCTGGGATGTCAAGGCGACGCTGCAACCCTTTTAACATTTCCTGTAGGGGAGCATCAAGCACATCATCGCCAGCAACGTTAAGAGCTATACGAACTTTCGTAACTAGCTCACTTCTTTCATCTGGTCCAACAAGTGTTAATAATTTATTTGTATCCATCAAGCAATTACTTGTTCAGTATCTATAGTCTGTAACTGAACAGTTACTATTCCACCGAACCCGCTCGCAAAAGTGGGAGGTGCTGCTTGCTCAAATTGAATAGCACGGATAACACAGATTCTTTCTTCTCCACTTGAAAAGTCTTGGAACAAGACTGCTCCACCATTTTGCTCAACACGTTCAAGGTATGAGATTCTTTCCCATGGAATTGAGATTCTTGTATTGCCATTAGGGTCACGCTCCTCTTCATAGCATAGCAATGGAATAGTTAATGTTCTAGATCTTTGTGGTGCAGGTAATGCACGTACCTGCCACTCTTCTAGTATAGGTGATTTAGTAGTATCAGATGAATCACGAGTTAAGTTAAATGTAATTTCAAAATGATCTGCTGGTTGTATATAACCAGCTAATGTAATCTCAGTGCTCATACCTAGTGGAACAGAACCAATGGATACTAACTGGTCATCTTGATCCTCAATAGTAAAGCCAAGAGTTCCTGTGTTATCTGGATCTGAGTTAAGCAATAATGATACTGGTTGTTTTCTTTCGCTAGTTCCCCATCTAATCCAGCCAGATTTTAAATAACCAGATGTGGCTTTAACTGTAGCGGATTCAACCCAAACTCCAGTGCTTGTTGTAATAAACTTACGACCACTGGTTCCAATAAAAGCAACGCCAGTTATTGAACTACTGTCAACAACCAAATCAGATGCATAGGCATAACCGTTTCCTACAACTTGACCTAGGTTAATTCTCCATAAACCAGTAGATCCAGAGATTGGATAATCTCTGGTTCCGTATACATATGATTGATCAAAGGCTATGTCAGAGACATTGCCTTCCACATTAAGTGGTCCATATGTAAATGATGAACCATCTGTAGATATAGTTCCTACACGAATACCTTTAGATGTAGCAAGAACAACAAACTCATTTAGATAAATACGAATTTGATTTAGTGTTTCACCTCTAGGTAATTCAGCAATGATAATTGGATCATTGATTGCAGCCAATGGTGATGTCAAACTAACTGTATAAGATTGAACTTTAGATATAGTTCCTTGTGTATATCCAACAGTAATAGAACCAGGTAACTCTGATACAGAATTAAATACTAATGATGTATTTGGATATGAAAACCTGTCCTCACTATTAGACATAGTGGCAGGCGGTGAGCTTGGGTTACGAGATAATTCATATAGATGTACATCCGTGTTGTTATGCATAACACCAGCAATGATACGATCTTTAACATAACCAATAGCTTGAACAGTAATCGTGGTTGTAGATACTGGCTTGCTCCATAGTTTAGTTACAGCCAACGCAGTGCTTACTTGGTAGATACCATCACTAGCACCAACTAATGCATATACCCCATCTGATGTTAATGTTTGTGCAGTAACAGATGTTGCTAAAGAAGTTGATGTAGTTGTACTTCCATTATAAAATTTAACTAGCCCGCTTTGTATAAAGAATGTACCACCAGATACTGTGGCTGGATGGGTAGCACCAGATGTACTTAACTGTGTAGTTGCTGGTAATAACTTAAGCTCGCCAATAGTCCAAGGATCTATGTTGTTTGATTCATAGTATCTATATAGATCACTTGACTCTGCATCATAGTAACGTTCGCCCGCACCATGATGCCATGAGGTAGCAGATCTCAACCACCAGTTAGATAACGACTGCTCACCAGCAGTCGCACTCTGGTCAATACGTTCCTTCTGGTATGTCGTAGTAATACGACTGATACGGTTGTTGTCTGAGGCAGCAGATAACCAAGGTGTATTACCTATAGCATAACTAGCAGCAAAGTCCTCACGTTGGTATCTAACCAAAGCAGTAGGAATATTGGTGCTGATTGCAATAGGCAGATCGCCTTTAAGATATTTGTTGGTTGTTGCCACGCCTTATCTCCTACTTCTTTTCTGGTTGTTCCATCCATTTAAACCATGATGATGTGTCTTTAGCGCACTCTTCTTTGATGGATATATGTAAATGTTTTGTGTGCTTATTAGCACCAGTATATTTTCTATCGCCTTTTTGCTTAGACCAAATACGACCATCAAATATTAAATAAGAAACTCTATCGTCTTCTTTAAGTCGATTGTAAATATCTTTACAGTCGACTCCATTAATAGGATCATGGGTAAGGTCTGCTGCTAAACCAGTATTGTGGTCTGAATTAGGACTGGCTTGTATGTGAGCAGCACTGGGCAGAAGCCCATCGCTTGCTTTCTTCCTTTTTGGAAACAACGCCGTCGCTTGGCGCAGCACAGCAATTGCAGCAGGTGTGGCTTTCTTGACAACAGGTTTCATCCATTACTCTTTCCTGCCACTAGTTCGTATAATCCGTCAATCCTTTTTTCAAGTCTGTCGATGGAGTCACGCATCGAAGTTCCTGAATTCGGTTTCAATTCTGCAAGATAGTGTTTAACTAACCAACGAACTGAGCCAGCAAAGCTGGCAACTATTGTGGTAACCGCTACTGCGACACCAGCCCATTCGTTGGTAGACATTACTTAGCTCCTAGACCAAACTCTTTTTCATTCTTATCTGCCCACTTGGCTAAAGGTGCAGCCACTGCGCCGATAAGAACTGCGTATTGAGGGGCAAGATCAGTAAGCAAAGCAATGCCCATAACAATTGCAGATGCAAGAACTGCACGTAGGTATGACTTGATTGCTGCTATTTGTTTCTTAGATAACTTCATTAGATACCGCCAGTGATTGCAGCAATTTCAGAATCTGATAAGCCAAGAGCTTTTAACTTGTCTTGTGCTGATTGCTTGGCTGCAGCTTTAGCTGCTGCTTCTGCTTCTTCTTGAGCTTTCTTTACTGCATACTCTGCAGCCATAGCATCACGCTCTGCAATTTCCTCTGCGGTTAATTCAACCTCAGTAGTAACTCCAGTAGAGCAGTCTACGATTACTTTAGTTGGCATTGTCTTTCCTTTCGTTGTTTGTTATTACTTTGATATACCGTACAAAACAGCATAAGAATACTGTTTAAATATGTCTGTGCCTGAATCGGTTCTTAATTCTATTCTTGTAACTGCATTAGTTTGCCCCCAGTTCCAAGAAGATAAATGGTGAACCTGATCATTCTTTGTGCCACCTTGTGAAGCTGAAATAAGAACTTGTTTATTTGATGTTGTACTTGCATAGTTAGGAATATAAATCCTGGCACCAGCACGGTGTTCAATTCCACCTGTGTCAGAACTTAAATTCCATACAGCTTCTTTAGAAGTAGAGTTCAATACTGATGTTCCACTAAATCCTAGTCTTATAGCATCTACGTTTGAACTCATAGTTGTACCATTAAAAATCATAAAATAACCACCATAGTTATTTGTATTGTTTCTAGCGGATACGAATAAAACCAAGTCTTGGTAAGTTTGAGGTATTGAAGTAAAATCAAATGTAGCAACATTTCCACTAGTGGCAGCAGCAGTAGCGATGTATTTAAAGTTAGACATTATGCAGCCTCAATTCCATATAGTGTTGCAACCGTTCCTGATTTAAAATTATCGCTACCAGTAAACATTAATTTTACGGTAGTAATAGCATTTGTGTTACGCCACTGACCTATGTTTAATAACATCCTACCTCGCTGTTTACTAGCATAATGAGATAAAACAGATTTATAACGATTGGTTTCAGCATATCTATTTATATTTATTTCAATAAAAGTTTCAATTGCAGCACCACCTAAATCACCAAAGTTTATAATTCCACTAGTATCGTTTGACTGCGAACCAGCTCGAGAACTACCAGTTCCAAGTAAATAACTGGCAGTATAATTATTTCCAGTATCGCCATTAAATCTAATCATAAAAGCATCATTTAATGGTGACTGTCCGCCGATTAAACTAATTACTAAATCAGTATAAGTTCCAGGTATAGATGTAAATTCAATTGAAGCCTGGTCAGAACCTAGTGTTGTTGATTCAATTTTTTTATATGTTATTCCAGCTGCCATTATGACTCCCTGATTCCGTATAATGCAAAATGTGAATATCTCAACCAATTAGAATTAGCAAGTTCTAATCTTATGTGGGTTATTGCATTTGTGCTTTGCCAACTGCCAGTGAACAATCCATATCTATTTGTTAGAGAACCACTGTTGGTAGTAAAACCCATGCTGCCATGCAAAGTTTTATAAATATTAGTATTGTTATAATTTTCAATATAAAAAATACCTATACCATTTTGATGGTTAGCAGATTGTGAGCCACCAACACACAATCCAGATTGCATTACTGTTGAACCAGTTACGCTGGTTGCAAAAAGTCCTCCACCATTACCTTCGACACCGCCTGTACGATAATTATAATTTGCTCCAGTATCAATAGATCCATTACCAAATCGTACGTTAATATCATCTAAGAAGTTATTTGTTCTATCGGATGCTGCTGAATACCTTAACTCTAAATGCATAAAAGTATTTGGTAT